CATGAAGGATATGTAAAAAATATGCAAGCATATCTAAAGGATGGAGTGTGGAACGATTTGTTTTATGGCGAAAGGCAACAATACAAAATGGAATTTATTTGTGCAGCCATGGCATATTATCATGAAGGACCATATAAGGGTATGCCAAAACGAAGTGTGGGTGTCTGGTATCCAGATATCAATTGTGTTTACACAAAGGAAATGTTTGATTTGGATAGGAGTGGTTAAGTGACCATGTGCGAAGAACCGATTCAGAAAAATAACGTGATTGCTGGGCCGTGGAAGGCAAGGCCCAAGAGAGAAGTTATTCTTCAAGATGAGAAAATCATTGAAGACCAAGAGAACGCAATGTTCTGTGATACTCTGACTGAAGGGTTGTTGATTCAGATGATTAACACTATAGATGAGAATGGATTTGAAACTAATACTGAAAACTTTTTGAGAGATATGGGTTGGATTATTGAATCTGTTCGCAGCACCCTATATAGAGAGATGGATTTAGAACATCCAATGTCTGAATTGATACGAGAATTTACTAAAGAAGTAGAGCCTGAAGAAAAACAAAAGTCTCGTCACTTTATTTTAGATATAGGAAGATTAGGTGATACATTGAAAAGATTTCGGAATGAAGATGAAGATGAAAAAGAAACAGAGTAAGTTCCATGAGGTGTTTAGTCCAACAATATTAGAGACACAAGTATCCGACAGATTTGTTGACATCATTAATAGAGTTGGTGACAGTGTGTTAAGTGATTCCATGTACATTGCCAAGTGGGATTGGTCACACAAACTTGTTGGCAAAGTAACCAGTGAAGTTCAGATACCCATCTCTGATAAGGATGAAAAAGAATTTCTTTTTAAGATTATGCGTGAGAAATGTCTTGAATACTTGAATTATATTATTAGTAAGAACCGAGCATATCTTTGGTATAAGATGGCTGGACGTGACACAAAACCTACCGTAGATAACATTCATTTAGTTCATAGTTGGATTGTTAGTCAATATGCTGGAGAGTATAATCCTTATCATCATCATGGCGGTGATATTTCTGCTGTGGTGTATCTAAAAATTCCTGATGGTATGGAAGAAGAGTTAAGGAAAGAGTATCAAGATCACTATCCTTCAAACGGATTGATTGAATTCATGTATGGTGAAAATCAAGACATGAGAAGTGACAATATCAAGTTCAAACCAGAGGTAGGAACCATGTTATTGTTTCCGTCTTATCTGAAACATTTTGTGTATCCTTTTTACAGTGAAGGTGAGAGAAGAAGTATGAGCTTCAATGCTCATATGAAAGTATGAAAGAATTAATAATTATAGTTATAATGTCTTACCCCCAACATCAGTACCCTGATTTTGTAAAGATAACCCAACAAGACGGTCGGCCTCTGGTTTTTAATAACTATGAAGATTGTTCTGATTATATTGATAGAAACTTTGAGAAGTTAGAAAAGTTTGCAAAACTTGCAGAACCAGAAGCAAATGACGCATATATGATGACGTGTGTTGAAAAGAGATACCATAAATGATTTTAGTTGATATGAACCAAATTGGTGTTGCAAGTGTCATGATGCACTTGAACATCACAAAACGTGATAGTGTTGATGTGCCTTTAGTGCGTCACATGATACTTAATTCTCTTCGTATGTATCGTCATAAGTTTAATGAAGAGTATGGTGAGCTGGTTATCTGTTATGATTCCAGACACTATTGGAGACGTGATTTCTTTCCAGAGTACAAAGCCAGTAGAAAGAAAACCAGAGAAACTTCTGGTCACAATTGGAGTGACATCTTTGAATGTCTGAACACTGTCAAAGATGAACTTATAGAATTTTTTCCGTACAAGGTTCTTGAGGTATACGGTGCAGAGGCTGATGATATTATTGCTGCATTGTGTCTTGAACTTGAATTTGATAATGGTAAGACATTGATTCTGTCCGGCGACAAAGACTTTGTTCAGTTGCAGAAATATAGTAACGTCACACAATACAGTCCAATCACGAAAAAGTTTGTGGATGGTGTTGACCCTAATGAATATCTCTGTGAACATATTCTTAAGGGTGATGTAAGTGATGGTGTTCCAAATGTGTTATCGCCGGACAATACGTTTGTTGATGGGTTGCGTCAGCGTCCATTGAGTAAGAAAAAGATTGCTGATATCTTAGAGGATCTGAATGAAGGTGAATTGCTTTATGCAGCATCTTGGTATCGTAATTATCAGAGGAATCAGAAGCTGATTGATTTGAAAGAATCACCTAAAGAGTTATTTTTGGAATGTATAGAGTCATATCAAAAAGCACCAGAAGGTGACCGTAGTAAACTACTAAATTATTTTATAGATAATAAGTTAAAAGATTTGATGGACAACATAGGAGATTTTTAATATGCCATATACACCATTAATGTCTGAGGTTTTGGACAAAGTTGCGAAAGCGAAGAGTAAAGATAAGAAGGTTGAGTTGTTGAGACAACACAATACAGACGCATTGAGAATGGTTCTCAAGTCGTCTTTTGATCCCAACATTGAATGGGATTTGCCAGAGGGTGATGTTCCGTACACACCAAATGATGCTCCAGAAGGAACAGAGCATAACATGCTTGTACATGAGGCAAGAACTTTGTTTCATTATATCAGGGGTGGTAATCCTAAATTGACAAGCAATCGTAGAGAAAACATGTTTATTCAAATGTTGGAAGGGTTGCATCAAAATGAAGCAGAACTTGTGGTTGCTGCAAAGGACAAGGCTCTACATAGAAAGTATAAGGGTTTGTCTGCTAATGTAGTCAGAGAAGCATTTGGTTGGACTGAAGATTACATGCAACCGGATGATGATTATCCAGGTGAGCGCGCGAGATCATAATGGGTGTTGGTGTTTGGGTAGCTGGAAGTTTACTAACTCTTGGTGGTATACTAGGTGCTTCTTGGTACACAAAAGACAAAGAAAAACAGATAGAGTGTCTTGCTAAAAACTTGTACTTTGAGGTTGGAAATCAAGGCACAGCAGGAATGCTTGCTGTGTCTTCTGTTGTTATAAATCGTGTTAATGATGATAGGTTTCCAAACACTATGTGTAAAGTAATCTATCAAAAAAGAGGCGGTGTTTGTCAATTTAGCTGGTATTGTGATAAAAAATCTGATAATCCATCAGACAAAAAAATCTATCGAGAAAAACTTGACTTTGTTCGTAAATTGTTGGATAATGAAAGACAGTGGGTTGACATCACAGATGGTGCAACAAACTACCACGCTAATTATGTTAGACCTTCTTGGAGAAAGAGGTTAAAAAGAACAACTGAAATTGATAAACATATTTTTTATAGATGGGACAAGAAATGAAAGCATTTTTTCCATTTGGTCCTCCGATTGGCCACGCTGAATTACCAAAAGAAATGATTGATGATCTTAATAAAGGTTGTGATAAAATTGCTAAGGATAAGGAATTATCTAAGTCAGAAGATTGGTCACAAAATCTTGTTGGTAATGTTGAACAAGAAATTTTAATTCCAAAGGATATTCTTAATAAGTGGGGACACTGGTTTTCTACGCAAGTAAAATCGTATATTGCTCAGTATCTTGCTCAAATGTATATTCCAGAACAACAACTTCTTAAAACAGATATGTCTTATGAACAACTTGTGAAAAATGTTGGAGCAAAAACATCTGTTAGTGTTTTGTCTGCATGGTATGTGCGGTCTTTTGCTGGAGACTATAATCCTATACACATGCATTCGGATTGTGAGTTAACTTGTGTGGGATTTTTAAAGACACCAGACTGGTCAAAAGAGGCTAAGAAAGGGAACAAACTTTTTAGCGATAGTGGAAATTTACAACTCATAAGCAATGCTGGAGTCGAAACCGCAAGACATTTTTTTGAAAATGATACTATAAGGTTTGTTCCGAAAGTTGGTAACTGGTATTTGTTTCCAGCTAATATAAGACATCAGGTATATCCTTTTAGTTCAAAAAGTGAACGAAGGTCATTTAGTATCAACATGAGTACAAATAGATGAGACAAGAAATAAAAGGTGACAACTGATGATTATCAAGAAGGTTGAATATCATACTGTGCACAGCCATTTTACTTATGATATTGATGAAGAAGATATCATTGCAGAGTTTGGTAGTGTTGAAGAGTTTCAAAAACATTTTGAAGATGAAACAGATGAGTTCTATGAGTTTGTAATGGATTATGGTTATGATAGAGAAGATGATTGGTTTAGTGACCGTAAAGGTGGCTATGAAGTTGAATGGAGTTATGGTGAAGAATGAACATATTCTACCTTGATAAAGAACCTGTGATTGCTGCACAAATGATGTGTGACAAACATGTTGTCAAGATGATACTAGAGAGCGCGCAGTTGCTCTCTACTGCACATCGTGTTCTTGATGGTGATGTATATGCTGACTCGGTAGGTTTGTATAAGACAGCTCACAAGAACCATCCTAGCACCATCTGGACTCGTGCTAGTGTGCATAATTACATGTGGTTGTATAATCATATGATTAGTTTGATGCAAGAATACACTTGTCGATATGGCAAACATCATGCATCAGAACGACTGGTTGCTCCCCTAAGAAAAACTCCCACTACTATTCCTGTGGTTGATTTTTCTGATCCACCACAGTGTATGCCAGACTATTGTAAGACAGAGGATACTGTCAGTGCATATCGTTATTACTACATAAACGAGAAAGCAAGTTTTGCAAAATGGAAGAATGCAAAAATACCGGAGTGGTTTAATGTCGGAGCGGCCGCATGATTTTATTTCCAAGAGAATAGAAAAGACAGAGAAACAGATTCTTTCATATATAGATAGACTGAACAAAAAACATTCTTTTGACAATCTAAATAAAACTGAAAAACTAAAGGGACAGCTCAAGATGTTAGAGTTGGTTTTTTCTTATATTCACAGAAAGGTAAAAGAACTAAACAAAGAGTTAGAGGGTAAAAAGTAATGCCAACATATACATTTTTCAATGAGTTATCAGGAACAGAATATGACGAGTTCATGTCTATTTCTGCTATGGAAAAGATGATGAAAGAAAACCCACATGTTAAACGAGTGTGGAATCCTGATTGTGCTCCTGCTTTGGCTGGAGATCATCTTATGGGTGTGGGTCCAAAGAACGATGAAGGATTTAAAGATGTGATGAGAGGCATTGCTTCTAAACATCCTGACTCACCGATGGCAGACAAGTATGGTAGTGGTAAGAGCACTAAAAGATTACAAGCTGAAAACATTTACAGTAAACATAGGAACAGAAAATAATGTCGTCTAAGAAAGTTGCTAAGGATATCGTGCAATCTAGTTTGGTTGATATTAAACCTATCACAGACAACCAAAAGATTGTCTTTGATTCGTGGAAGAAAGATAAACACCAGTTTATGTATGGTTCTGCCGGGACTGGTAAGACTTTTGTATCCTTGTATCTTGGTCTGAGAGATGTGTTGGATTTGAAGACACCATATGACAAGGTGATTCTGGTTCGTTCTTTGATACCTACCAGAGAGATTGGTTTTCTGCCGGGCGATGAAGAAGATAAGGCTGCACTGTATCAGGTGCCGTATCAAAACATGGTCCGTTGGATGTTCAAGATGCCAAATGAACAGTCGTTTAATAATCTATACGACAAACTAAAATCACAGGGCTCTTTGTTTTTCTTGTCAACTTCTTTTCTTAGAGGATTGACATTTGACAACAGTGTGATTATAGTAGATGAATGTCAGAACCTAAATTTTCATGAACTTGATACCATCATTACAAGAGTTGGACAAGACTCTAGAATCGTTTTTTGTGGAGACTTTGGTCAAACCGATTTGCAGAAAACGAGTGAGAAAAATGGTATTTATAACTTCTTGCATATTCTACAAGAGATGGAAGAATTTAATTGTATAGAATTTGGCATTGGAGATATTGTTAGATCTGGTTTTATAAGAAACTATATCATTAACAAGATAAAAATGGGTTTTCATGGAGAATAAAATTTATATCAAGCCAACTCAAAAGGATTGGCCGATATTTCACATGAAGTCTCCCGTAAAGATTAAAAATCTACGGGGAAGTAGTGTTGATGCATTTAATCAAGAACTGGAGAATGACATTAGAGACTCTGGTGATAGATTGCAAGGCGCCACTGCTGCAAAATGTTATATGACACAATGGGATATGCATCAAGAATATAACTCGTTCAAGAAACTAAGTGAACTGGTGATTAGTCTTGCCAAGACAGTGCCACTTGCAAATGCAACAAATCAAAATGGTGACCCAAGACAATATGAGTATGACATTGTAGATAGTTGGGGACTCATTTATGAGAAAGGACAATTTACAAAACCACATCAACACTGGCCACACACCTGGAGTTTTACATATTGTGTGAAGGGTTGTGACAGCTGTTCTCCGTTAGTTTTTGATGATGGTTTGGGTGATGGTGATAACTCATTCTTGGTAACACCAAATGTTGGTCAAGTAATTCTTTGGCCTGCGTGGTTATACCACTCTGTGCCTGAACAAGAATGTGAACACGAGAGAATGATGGCCGTTGGTAATTTAACAGTGGATTGGGAAAAAAGTGTGATTCCAGTTACAGAACATAAATTAACTCAACCACCAAAAGGAGAAAATCACTAGTGCGAGTATTAAGATACTTGAGAAATCTATTTAATTATAACTATCAGAGACAGAAAGAAGTAACGGCGTATCTATCAAGATCAGTTGACTTGGTAGACCTAGAATATAGACAGAAAAAATTAGCAAGAAAGAGGATTTACTAATGGCTTACAATTTATCGTCAAGATCGAAAAGTCGCCTAGAAGGCGTAGAGGAAGATTTGGTTAAAGTTGTTGAACGTGCTATCGAGTTGACAGAAGTTGACTTTGGTGTGATTCAAGGACTCAGGACTATGGAAGAACAGAAATCACTAGTTGCAAAGGGTGCATCCAAAACTATGAAGTCAAAGCACCTAGAAGGTAAGGCTGTGGATTTGATGGCATACATCGATGGTCGCGGTTCTTGGGAACTGAACGTGTATGATGAAATTGCAGACGCGATGAAGGCTGCTGCGATTGAGTTGGATGTTGGTGTTCGTTGGGGCGCTGCGTGGAGTGTGTCTGACATTCGTGAGTGGGATGATACTATGGAAGATGCTATGCTGAGTTATGTTGACCTTCGTAGGTCACAGGGTCGGCGTCCGTTTATTGATGCACCACATTTTGAGTTGATTTCGTAAATGGCTGAATTTGATCATGTAGACATGTCGTGGTATCCTACGGCAGATTTGAAAACAAAAAACATCAATGGTAGAAGATTCTATGTAACACCAAAGGGATACTATCCATCGATTACGACTGTGCTCTCGGACCGTAACAAGAAAGGACTATTTGAGTGGCGTAAGAGAGTAGGTGAGGATGTTGCAAATCATATTGCAAGAAAGGCAGCTTCAAGAGGCACCAAGGTTCATCATATGTGTGAGGACTATCTGAACAATAAGGATATCTCACATCATAAAAAGGATTTTCTACCTTGGTGTCTCTTCAATGAAATGAAGGATAAACTACTTTGTAATATAAATAATATACATGCACAGGAATGTGGCTTGTATAGTGACAAGTATAGAGTCGCTGGTAGAACAGATTGTATTGCAGAATATAATGGGGAACTATCAATCATAGATTTTAAAACTTCCACTAGTGAGCGCACAGATTCATGGAATGAAAACTATTATATTCAAGGTGCTGCATACGCTGAGATGTTCGGTGAGAGAACGAAAATACTCGTTGATCAAGTGGTGATACTTGTAGTTACTGAAGATGGAACAACACAAGAATTCATAAAGAAGAAACACGATTATCTTCCAATGCTCATCGAATCTGTAGAGAGATGGGAAGAGAAAAATGAAACACCTAGTTTTGACGTTAACATTAGTATTGGGGCTGGTGCTGCCTAATTGGGCAAATGCTCAGAGCAACACCATACCTTGGCCGGCAAGCAAATCACCTGTCGCGGAATGGACAGTTGGCGAGATGATTCAAGTCGTCTTTATCTGTAGAGATGAAAAAACAGTGAGAGAACTCGCTGAAGCTGATATAAAATCTTTACAAAACATTGCTGTGTTATCACAACAGAAATTAGCGATGGGAGATTGTATAACACTTCCTAGACAAGTGCCATTTAAGATTAATGACCTCATTTTTCAGTACAAAGATCATAAAGGGATAGATACTGTTCTATTGAAGGTCCGTTTGCTCCTTGGATCTCGTGTATTTGAGGGATATACGATTGCTCCAGGTGTATTTAAGCAATCTATTTGAAAAAACTATTGACAACAGAACAGGGATTTAGTATACTTTATCTATGGTTGTAAGAAATGACCTGGAGGCATTGCGGACGGGAGTTCGATTCTCCCCACCTCCACCAAAGATATTTCTCACGAGATATTTTTGATGGGGGTGACAAGGTTTCGACGTGGTGAGAGAAGGGAAATGGACAACTCGACAGGCGAATGTCGTAAAACTAGCAAAACCTTTAAACGCCAACGATGACGTTTACTTTGAGGACTTTGCGCTAGCTGCGTAAAACTTCACGGGGTATGGGTTCCACCTTGTTATACAACGGACCCTTTTAAATTTGTCATGACTAAGGAGAAAATTTATTATGACTACTTTGACTCAGACACAACGTGTCATTAATGCACTTGAGAATGGTGCAGAACTTACTGCTAAACAAATTAGCGCCCGTTATGGTGTGAAAAATGTTCGCGCAGTTATCAGTCAACTTCGCACGGAAGGATACGCTATCTTTCTTAACAAGCGTGTATCGTCTTTTGATGGTGAAACGTATTCCAAGTATCGTCTTGGAACGCCGACTCGTGCAATTGTAGCCGCTGGTTACGCCGCATTGCGCGCTGCGTAAAACTTAATTAAGGATTGGCCCACCTTTACCAAACGGGCCATTTTTAAAGGACATAGTGATGCCGTTAAACACTGCAAAAACTTTCTCTATGAACATAGAAAATATAGTTTTAGAGAAAAATATTACACATATGGATGCAGTTCTCTGGTATTGTGAACAAGAAGGTATCGAACCAGATACTATTAACAGACTTATTTCTAAATCTCTCAAAGAGAAGATTGAGGCAAATGCAAGAGAATTAAATTTCCTACCAAAACATGCTCAATTACCTGTCTAAAAGGTATTGACAACTTCACCAAATTTTAGTAATATAGATATAGTTACATTCACATAGGAGAAAAAAGTGATTGACGTGACCGACCAAGAACGTTCTGAAAATTTCTTTCAGGCAAAATATGACGAACTTCGTAAGGAGATGCGTGATGAACACACTGAGATGGCATATCTCAAGAAAGAGAACGAGGAACTACGTGAGCGAGTGAAGAAACTTGCATCTCGTCAACCTAGTTGGCCTAAGGGATATCGTCCTCATCGTGAGAAATCTCATAGACGATAATGTATTATTGCCGGTTTAGCTCAGTTGGTAGAGCAGTTGCTTTGTAAGCATCATGTCGGGAGTTCAAGTCTCTCAACCGGCACCAATATTCCTCAGTAGCTCAGTGGTAGAGCAAGTGACTGTTAATCACTCGGTCGGTGGTTCGAGCCCATCCTGGGGAGCCAATTAAAGTAAAGGTTTACAATGATGACTGAACTAAATCTAAACCGTGATGATCTTATCAAACTCCTAAAATTTACCCTGGCCAG